ATCAAATGCGATACCGCCAAGCGCTTCAAGCTCTTCTTTTAAGGCTAAGACCTTAGCTTTTGCGAGGAACGCTTCAGAACCTGTGCTTGCTATCAGCTCTGCTAACTCTGACTCATCTGCATCGCCTAGAACATTTGCAGTAGCTATGAACGCTTCTTTTGACAATATGGCTTTTCGTACCGCATCCTCCATTGTTCTGGTGGTCTCAGCGATTTGATCTCGTAAGTTGTTGCGTTCTTGCTGCGCTAAAATTTCAAGAGCGAGACCTAATGCTTTTTGCGCCTCTTCGGTCTTCGGTGTGAACTCTTCGAACTCTCTACGCATTTCTTCGACCTGACTTGTCGTCAATTCGAAGTTTTTAAATACAGTAAACGCTGCAGCGCCAACGGCTAAGAGAGCACCTAGTGCTGCACCGCCCGGGCCAAACAGAGATGCAATCTGCGAACCCTGCTGACCAAAGACGATCATTGCGTCTGTGCCGCCCTGCAGCTGTACCGCAATATCCTGAACCTGGTGACCTACTTGCCCGAAACCGCCTCGTATAAAGCGTAGCTGCTGCTTCATCCTCTGGTAGAGAGGAAGCTGTTTTTGCATTGCTCTGCTTTGCTCTCGCAGTGCTGCAATCGTCCGAATCTGTGCATCTGTCGCACCATCGAGTCGGAGCTTGTACTCCATAGCAGCATCTTCGCTCATATCGAACGTGTTGATCTGCGTCTGAAGCTTTTGTATCAGTTGGTCAGCTGCGCTGGAGGTCTGTATGGTCGCTGCAGCTTCTTGCTGTTTAGCGTCTATCTCAGCTTGTATGGCTTGTATTGAGGCTAACTGAGCGGCTGTAGCGCCCTGTTGAACGGCTTTATGTTGTGCTAATGCAGCCTTGCTCATACCGATAGTCGCTGCCTGTTCTTTCATAACAGCGATCATTCGATCGACTTCGTTGATACCTTCTTTACGAGCAGTCTTAGCTTGCAGAATAGCCTGACGCTCCTCTTGGAGCGCGACTACCTGTGCGATAATTTCATCTTTTGCGCCCGATCGCTTGAGGGTTTCGATCGCTATTTGATCGGCGCTTTTGCCAGCTTCGCGAGTCAGCTTCTTCTGCTGATCTACGACACGCTGTATAGCTTTCTCTTGGTTCTTTAGGCTTCGATTGGCAGAACTAAAGGCTCCAGCTGTCTGGTCATCTGCTACGAACTTTATGACGGCTGTTACGTCTTGACTCATGCTCTTTCTGCCTCTCTGCCTTTACCCTGTAGAACGTCAGCCAGTGATTAAACTCACTGACGGTCATTTCGAGGATTGTACTGAGCGGCTGACCAAGGCGTTCCGCAAGCTCGAACATCATATAAGCTTCGGTAACATTGCCTTGGCCATCTATCAGTTTTTTTCGCGTTCCTCTTCGGTATCGTCACCGATATCCAAAACGAAACTAGCGATGCGACTAACAAGTTCAGGGTCAACACTGTTAGTTAGGGAAACCTTATCTCCGACATCGAAGAGCGGTTCACCCTGTGCATCGGTCGTTCCAAATATGACGGCGTAAACCAGATAGTTCCAGTTGTCGCCGTCCGCTCGCTTCATCCACTTTGACTTGTCAGCAAGGCTAAGGTTCTTCGAGTAGATGGTCGCATCCCACTCTGGAACCTCAAGCTGTCGGATTTCTTTGCTGTTAAAGTGACTTACCGCAACGTCAATTAACTTCATATTAAGATACCGTGCCTTCTGACAATGTGCCTGTGCCGTCACCAGAGAATGAGATCTCTACCAAACCATCAAACGACGCAGAGCGGCTGATAGAGGTAATGATCAAAGTACCGTAGTAGTACTTCTTGGTGCTTGTGTTGCCTTCTGGGTAAAGCTTCAGATCGACCTCTGAACCTTCATCCATCGCAAGCTGACCATTGGTGTCGCTTGAGTCGTAATAGCAGTTAACAGACGCTGTCCATGACTTCAAAGTTGCCTTCTTAGTCATCCAGTCGCCAGTTGCACCCATGGCAGTTGCGTCAACAACTTCTGCAGTGGTCTCTACTGAGAAGTCGCGCACTTCTGCTACCGCATTAGAGCCGATGTAAACCGCGCCCTCTTTTCCTAGAAATGTTGACATTGTGAGTTTCCTCTTAATGAGCGAGCATAAAGCCCAAGTTTACCCTAAAAAAAAATCCTTGACTAACCTTCTGGACTGCCTTCGACGGCAGAGTAACGTATCTGGACAGTCAACTTGCCAAGTATTAATGGCTGTTCTACATCTCCAGAAAACGTACTGTCAAACGACATTACCCGTGTGTCTTGCGCTAGTCCGTTGCGAGTCAAGTCTGTATATAGCGCCTCTTCCACATCAGCAGCGATTTGATCCAGCACCTCATCATAGGTGTCAATCATCTGGACGTATATCTCAATCGATGCCGTTATGACCTTATCTAAGGTGCGAGGCGGGTTAATTGATGTGTAGTTAGAAATCTCTGAGCTCGTATACACACAAATACCTGGGAGTGTGTCGGCAGTCATGGGATAGACCCGGCTGTCGAATACATTGCTCCCGGTGTTGGCAAGCCCCGTCAGAGAGGTCACTAGGTTCTGACGTATCCGTGTGCGTATATGGCTCATTGCTCTTCCAGTTGTAGCTCAGTAAAACCTGTGCCATCTGGCATGATGGCCCTAACCTTATATGTAGTGTTAGTGCCTTCTACGGTGAGAGCGACTGAATCACCCTCTACGACAGCATTCACATCGGTCGTCCGACAAGTAAGCTTTGGCTGCTGGACGGAGTAAGCGACTGAGCCGCCGACTTCCTCAAAGATATGCTGTGCGTCAAAAATAGCTGTGAAAGTGCTCTGACTGCCAGAGATTGGAGTCAGAGTCACCGACTGACCAAAGTCAGATAAAAGAGTGGAACGGAATACATCCGTCTCTACCGCCATTACTCAGCCTCTGGCTCCACATCCTTCTTCGCAGGACGGCCGCGCTTCTTTGGCTTCTCGTCTGAACTATCCAGACCAACAGAACGGTTAGTTTTGGCTGGCGCTTCGGGCGCAGGTGCTACACGTCCGATTGCCATTAAATCAGTAGCTGTCTGATGATCAAGCTCGATGATAGCGCCAACTTTCTGCGCTTCGCCCTTGATACGACACGTCTTGATTACTTCGTATTTCATATCTCTCTCCTAGAGAACACCCGCCCCGAAGGGCGGGGTTAGACTACTTACTGGTCGTCGTTACCGAGACAGAAGCTAACAGCGTGACGTACTGCTACGTCAACAGTCTGGAAGGCTACGATTCGGATAGAACCAGTGGTAGAGAGGCTGTATGGGTCAACAGTGATGTCAACGCCAGCGCCCCACATACCAACGAGCAGGTCGTTGAAGTTGCCGAAGAACATATCGCCAGCAGTGCACTGGTTAGATACGATCGCGCGGTAACCATTGATAGTGCCGCCGGGTTCTACAACGAACTGAGCAGTGTTGGTTGCTTTCTCAGTTGTCTTCAAGCCGCCGTACATTGCAGCTGGCAAGATGTATGCCAAGTTGCCTGTAAGAGCGTTGTCTTCTGCAACTGCAGTCTCCATGTCAACAACCTTCGCGTAAGAAGGTACGAGGACAGGTGAAGTACCGAAGTCAACAGTGTTGATGCCTGAGACGTTCTTGATGCCAGTAGGCTGACCTGATGAGCCAGAACCCTGCAATGCAGCAAGGTCGATAGCCAGAGCAAGAGCTTGTGCCAGATCATCACGTACAAGCGCTTCGGCATCCAAAGATGACTGCTGACGCAATTGCCTAGTGATGTCTGTAAAGGCCGCTAATTGGCGCGGTACAAGGCTCACCGAGCTAGTGGTCATCTCTGACTCAGTCGCTGCGCCACCTTCGGTCGCGATCCAAGCAGCAGAAGCCGCAGTCGCTTTCTTAGGAATCGCAACATCTCCGCTCAAGCCACTCAGCATACGAGCACCTGCTTGCATGACTGAAGAGCTATTACGGAGGACATCGATGAACTCGCCACCACGGAAGTCATCTGAGAACAGATCACTTTCATCTGCAGAATTCAGGTCACGTCGGCTCAATACATCGTAAGGAACCATGAGTCCCTGTGGATCTTTGCCTGAACGCTTTGCTGTCTCTTCAGAGATCTCGAACTCGAAAGCAGCTGCATCGCGAGCGCGACGATCAGATGGGTTAGCAAGTGCATTGACGACGTTGAAGAGCGAGTAACGCTTAACTTCTTTCGCCGTCATACCAATGTCGCCAGTATCAAGTGGTTTAGTTTCGATGCTCTCAAGAACTTCGCCGCTAAACTCAGCTGCAGAACGACCAGCAGCAATAGCTTGCTGACCTGCTTCTACCATGTTGTGCTTAGTTGCGAGGCGCATGATCTCACCAGCGTCACGTAGTGCGGTTTTCTTGGCTTCTGCCTCAACCGCCGAGATATCAACTTCAGACATTTTAGTCTCCTTAAAGTTGGTTTTAATTGAAGGTTGGGGTGAAGCTTCAGCCGCTCTACCAACGCCTACCCGGTCGGATTGGTCTGCGGGGATCGAAACGAGTGAGGCCTCCATGGGCTTCCATGAGCGAGCGACAAAAGTGTCATCGTCACTTCTTTCCATTTTTTTGATGTTATAGCCAACAGATATGTTGGACATGATGCCATCAACTACATCGTCAAAAGCCTCTTTGGCAAGTGAACTTCTTCCGAAGCGAACCGTCGCACGTAGTCTACGCGCCGAGCCATCGAGTTCTGCCGATTCTATGACGCCGACAACCTTAGAAGGATCATGGTCCTTCAATAAGGGTGCGCGTCCACTATTGAGGAACGACATATCAATCGCTCGCTCACTATGTTCTAAGACTTCCTTACCGTAGGAGCGCTCGACAGGCTCCTCTGATGAGATGGACATACGAACTCGACGAGTGCTCTCGTCAATGTGTCCTTTCTCCAGAACCATCGATCGTTGTGCGGATTCCTCCGACTCAAAACGCTCTTCCATAAGCTCGACTTCTTCTACTTCTTCCTCTTCTTGGAAGAGCACCTCGTCTTGCTCATCTGGTGCAAATTCATCGGCTACTTCGACGACTTCTTCGCGCTCCAGCTCTACGTTTTCTTCAATGATGTCTTCCATTTGACTTTCCTCATTGATAGGTGTAACTGATTCTGCACATCTTCCCTTAGAAGACATCGGATGTCCAGAAGGTAACAGGTCTGTATCATGCTTCCCGCTTCTAAATTTACCGTTTCTTAGAACGTAAAGGAATGAGTTGACGCGCGCGTATGCCCACTGGTCAGCTGACTTTACGGTAGGACGGACTGATCCGGGATTAGTCTTGTAGGCACCGACACCTCGACGGAACACGGCCGCGAGAGTACGAGCGCTAGTTCGTTTACTAGCAGCGTCACCTACCTTTTCGTTGTGATCTTTGGCTTTCTTCTCCAAAGCCTTCTTAACCGATCCGCTAACCTCCGACCGATCGGCTTCGTCTGCGGCTTTGACAGAACGGATAACTCTTTTGGAAAACGCCTGTCCAGCATTACCACCCCATAACGCCCACGCGATTCTTCCGGCAGATGGGTATCCTTCTTCCCCTGGATTATATCCCTTACCGGCCTTATCAACTTCATGTCGAGCAAAATAAGAGTACATACGCTTAACAGTATCAATAGGTAGCTCCCGCCCATTAGAAATATCACGAGCGCGAGCAACACCGACTGCAGTGCCACCTCTACCATGTTCTTTACGCCACTCAAGCCCACGTCGAGCCTCCGCTTTCATTGCGTCCGTTGGAGTTGTATTGATGTTTTTGCCCTTATACTTCGCCATCATCATCTCCAGTGATATCGGCGTCTACCTGCGCTTTTTCTGTGCCATATGGCTCTAGCGCGAACTGGATGCCGAACTGCTCTGCGAGAGCTTTGTCGCGTTGTATCTGAGCAAATAGATCTTCAACGTCTTTGCCGTACTGAGCAGCAACGTCTTGTATCGACAGCACACCATTCTTCATGCCGACGATTGCCGCGTTCATTTCCTTGAGTGGGTCAACCCAAGACCACGCCCGGCCGTTGAAGTTAGATGCAGACAAGAAACGCTCGTACTGATTGATACCGATACCGAATACGCGCATATCCATGGCAGCATCTAGCCACGCGCTGTACACGTAGTACACAAAGTGCTCAATCATGAACGTCTGTATGTCGCGGTAGAAGTCTCTTTCCTCTAGCGCGCCTTGACGGATAGAGCTATACGATGTTGCTTCGAGATCGTTAGACAGTGACGTGTAAGACACGCCCAAACCCGACGCGATACCCTTCAGCACTGAGCGATGGAAGTCATCAAACTCATTGCTAGGGAACATAGGCTCAAAGCTCTGAAACTGGACGCCCTGACCCAGCTGATGGAACGTACCGGGTTCTGCGTCCATGATCGGCGTATGGTTATCCATGTCGTCGGCAACAAACCCATCTCCCGCCGGTGACGTGAAGAAGCCCATCTTGGACGCACCAATGCGCGCGTTAATAACTGCAGCTTCTCTAAAGCCACCCAGTTGCTTCAAAGCCGGCATCACAGGTGTCATCCATGGTTCCCCGCGAGTCTGACCAGCGCGCAGCGGCATGAAGATGTGAATCACTTGATCTGCCGGTATGCGGACGTGCTTAGTCTTGCCCGTCATCTGCGAGTAGTC